GTTGACCACATCTGGGGTGTGTCTACTCCTGCCATGCCATTAGATGAGGCGTTGGCCTTTGAATCTGAACTCGAAGCCAACGGCGTAACAGAGTTTCAGTGGACGCCGCCAGGCGAGTCAACGCCTCTCGATTGGATCCTTGACCCTGTGGTGTGGGAATGGTCTTTTCCTAGCCCCGATACCGCTTCAATTTCATTTTCAATAAGGCGATGGTATGGCGGCTGACAGAACTTTCTTATTCCAAGCCGATCAGCAAAACCTGAATGGTGATGCGATCATTGAGCTGTTTGCCATCGACCTGTTTTCAGGTGTTCAGGCAATACCAGACCAAAACACAAATCCAGGATTGGACTGGGAGAATGCACAGGCATTGTGCATCCCGACAGCGATTGAGCTTTGGGAAATGAGTGATGTGGTGAATAATGCCACTCCGCCAGTTTCAATCTGCACAGATCCACCGAACTACGATTCGCCTGCTTTTGATGCGGGCACTGCTAACTGGGACAATGCAGATCTAGAACCGCGAGACGAAATCCAACAAAATACGTTTGACACGGGGTTCTATCTGTTCTGCAATTGGCAGGAGACGAACGGTAATTTCGTCTTCTTTGGCGGCAATGCCTATTTGCCGTTGCCGTATGAGAAGGCAGGGTTTGCGGTGTCAAATGAAGGCGTTCTGCCTAATCCGACCGTCACCCTGAGCAATGTTGGGTTGCAGCCAACGGCGATGGTGAACAGCTTTGATGACCTGCTTGGTTGTCGCATCATTCGCCGCCGTGTCTTAGCGAAGCACCTAGATAACGGCAGTGATCCTGATGTAAATGCGCGATGGCCAGATGAAACGTGGTTTGTTCAGCGAAAGGTCAGCGAGAGCAAGTTATTTGTCACCTTTGAACTATCCACTCCGTTTGACCTTGACGGGGTAACTCTGCCAAAGCGTCGGGCATTGAGATATGCCTGCCCTTGGATGTATCGCGGGGCTGAATGTGGCTATACAGGGCCACCCGTGGCCAATGCCAAGGATCAACCGACAAACGTTCCTGCTGATGATAAATGCGGCAAGCGGGTTTCTAGCTGCCGACTACGTTATGGCGGCTCACAAACTCTGCCTTATGGTGGGTTCCCCGGCCTAACTCTTGAATAATGTTTTGGCTGACGCGAGATCAAAAGGCAGAAATCAAACGCCTTGCACTTGCTTCACCAGAATTAGAAACCTGCGGTTTTGTTTTAACTGATGGCACCGTATTGCAGGTGCCTAATACGGCTGATGATCCGGTCAATGAGTTTGCCATTGATCCCTTTATTTATGCCGAGTATGACCAAAGGATTGGTGGGATTTGGCATAGCCATCTAAAGCTGCCAGGTTTTAGCCCATTAGATCAGCAGGTCTTGGCGACAGACAATACGCCTTGGGCCGTGTACTGCATGGCTGATGACACTTGGCATGAATGTGATCCTGAGATGCGGGCTTTTGCTCCGTTAATCGGCAGACCTTTTGTGTATGGCGTTTATGACTGCTATTCATTAGTGCAAGACTTTCTGGCTAAAAAGCGCCGGATCAAACTGCCTGATTGGGAACGGAGGCAATGGGGCGAATGGAACACTGCAGGCTTTGACCCATTTGATCGCGAGTGGAAAAACTACGGCAAGCCTGTAACCACCAAGAATTATCGAACAGGTGACATTTTGCTATTGAACCTAGGCGACCACTCTGGCCATACCGATCATGTGGGAGTTTTCCAAGACGGCAAAAGCTTTTTGCATCATCCCTCCGGAGCAGTTTCACGCGCTCAAACCTTTGGAGGGTATTGGGAACGGCGCCTAAACTGGGTCATCCGACCGTTTGCGAAATGGAGCAACTAAGAACCATCAGGCTCTTAGGCGCAGCAGGCAAAAAGTTCGGGCGTGAATTTCAACTAGCCGTCAAATCACCCGCAGAAGCCTTTCGCGCTCTTTGCACCGTTTGCCCTGGTCTTAGAGGTTGGGTGATCCAGCAGCATGAAAAGGGCGTGGCATGGCGAGTCATTACTGATGATCGCAAAGGGGTGGCTGAGGACATGCTGAAGGTTGAAACCTCTGCCGATGTAATCACTTTTGCTCCAACGGTTAAAGGCGCAGGTGGTGATAGCAGCGGGATTTTTCAGATCGTATTGGGTGTCGCGTTAATTGCTGCTGCGATCATCATTCCCTTTGGTCAAGTCGGTGGTGGCTTGGGTTTGGGGTTGCTTGGAGGTTCTTTGGTGCTGGGTGGCATTGCCCAGTTGATCACACCGACCCCGACACTGCCAGCGCAGGCCACGACAGGTGAGCAAGGTGTAGGAGAGGAATTGAGCTCTAGCTTGTTTACCCGAGGCGCGACTAATGCCGCCCAAGGTGAAGTTGTTCCGATCCTTTATGGCCGCAGAATTGTCCCGGCACCACGGCTTATTAGCTTTGAGTTGATGTTATTGCCCACCAGTCGAAACATCGCGACTGCAGGTACACAGGGGCTTCTAGGGTATGTAAACGGGGTGGATCTGTAATGACTTTGATTTATGGAGCTGGTGGTGGCGGAGGTAAAACCAGTACGCCAAAAGCCAAGCAACCACCAAAGCCCATCATCGCGCAGGATGATCCGGCCCTTAAATCGATTTCATTTGCCAAGCTGCAGTTTCTGTTATGCGAAGGCGAGATAGAAGGTCCAGCTTTTGGCAGTACCCGTGCAGGACTAGAGCAGTCGGTGTTGTTGGATGGGACACCCATTCGTCGGCCTGGAAGTGCAAATGTAAGTCCACAACCGGAAGATTTGGTTTTTAGTTATGGCCGGGACCATACCCTGCAATCAGGTGTCCCTGACTACAACCGCGTTACCAATACGATTGGCGTTGATCAACAGGTCGATTTCGGTTCACCTGTTGCGCAGGCCGTCCCTCAAACCATTGCTGGTGGGAGCTATTACGCCCGAGTTCTTTTGACATGGCGGCAACTGCTGGTTTCCATTATTGATGGTGATGGTGCGCCAATCTCTGGACCTACAGGCAGCATCAAGACGTACACCGTCAATTATTCAGTCACCTATACCGATGTAGATGGCACGTTAAGAACACCGTTTAACGGAAATGTTCAGGGCAAATTTTCTAGCACCTTCCAGCGTTCGCATGAGTTCATTCTTGAGGGCAATGGACCGTGGACAGTTACAGTCACGCGCCTTACGGTTAATGATGCAGACGCTTATGGCGGCGATCCCCGAGTTGCGGCGTCGTCTGAATTTAATTTCAGCAGTGTGATCCAGGCGCTTGATCAGAAGTTTTCATTCGCCAATTCCTCGGTTTTATCTGTAGGGGTAAAAGCTGACAACTACTCTCAGATTCCTAATGTCGCGATTGATCTAAAAGGGCAAAGGGTCGAGATTCCGACCAATGCAACCGTTCAGGCTGACGGCAGCTTGATCTTTGCTGGCGCTTGGGATGGCACATTTAAGACGGAATGGTGCTGTGATCCTGCGTGGTGTTTGCGCGATTTGATTCTGAATGATCGTTATGGCGCTGGACAGTATATCGATGAGGCATTTATCGATAAGTGGTCCTTGTACGAAATTAGTGAGTATTGCAACCAACAAGTTCCGGCTCCTAATGGTGGGACCGAACCACGCTTCACTTGCAACCTCTTGCTTCAAAGCAGTGGGCAGGCCTGGGAGGTATTGCAACAACTAAGCTCAATCTTTCGTGGCATGGTTTATTACGCTGGATCGATTGCGGTTGCAGCGCAGGATAAAGAAAAAGAGGCAATTTTTACTTTCAATGAATCCAACACGATTCAAGAGGTAGACGACTCTGGCCAAGTATCGGCAGGAAATTTTACTTACTCCGGTTCAGCCAGAAGGGCAATTCATACGGTTGCTTTAGTTAGTTGGGACGATCCGGCTAGCAATTATGAGCCGCGAATTGAGTATATGACTGATGACGAAACTTACATAGATTTTGGCTATCGCCCAATCGATCTCCGCCTGTTAGGTGTTACAAGTCGCGGCCAAGCATTAAGGGCTGGAAGCTGGACACTGCTCAGTGAACGGTTGCTTAGTGACACCATCGCCTTTAGGACCAATGAAATCGGCATGGCTTTGCGGCCTGGCGATATTGTCAAGGTTGCCGATCCAACCAAAGCTGCAGTCAGGGGTGGTGGCCGCATTACTGCTGTTGACGGGCTCGACATCACCCTTGATTACATCCCACCTAACCCGCCAGGGGGAGTGGTTGGATCTGAATTCAGTTGGATGTATAACGAACCCACCGATGGCTACAACGGTGATAATCAGCCAAAGCTAGAAACAGCCACTGTCACGGCTTTGGTGAATCCAACCACAATTCGGATTGATAGTGATGGTGGCCATACACCCGCAGTTAATAACCCATTTTTGCTTGAGTTTCCAAATCGAACGGCGCAGGAATTTCGTGTTTTAACAGTCACACAAGAGGAGGGCGGAGTTTATTCAATTACTGGTTTACGGTATCGAGATGATATTTACAATGCGGTTGATTTCGATACGCCGTTAGAAGAAGACCCGTCATTTTTATTTCAAGTTATCAGCCCAGATGCTCCGACAAATGTTCAGGCGCAAGTCATTTGGGATAACAACAGCGCAAAGATCGATGTTAGATGGGATCCACCGGCCAATTCGCTGGTGCTGTTTGAATATGATTTAACCGTTCAGGCTTATCGCGTTCAATGGCAATCGGGCACGATTCAGGCTGACAACACAATTCAATGGTCTGGGTCATGGAGCGAAAGACCGCAACAGGAAGACGATCGAGATTTGATACCGATTGAAGAGCTGTCAATACAAGATGCGTTTAGGGTCCGCATTTGCGCGATCGGAAGACTAGGTGTCCAATCTGAATGGTCTGCCTATGTCACGGCAGACTCAATCACAACATGGTTTCCCATGCCAGATATTTCAACTGGCAACGTATTGATTTATCAAAACCAGTCAAGCGGCGGCCAGTTATTCACTTGGAACTTTGGTGGCTTGGCTGTGCCGCCTTATGTAAGTGGAGTTCAGTTGGATGTATCACCTAACAGGGCTCTAACGGCACAAGAGCTAGAAGGTCTCAGGCCGCCTATCCCTGGCAGTGATACTCCACCAGCGCATGGAACTTTTATTTATGGGGATTATCCATTAGAAGAATATGCGGTAACCATTTTTCATGCTGATACCAATTGGGTGTGCCGCATCCATTTTCTTACCTTTGTTGTTGGTTTAGAGGGCGATACATTCGCCTCTGCAACAGTGCAAAGATGCGACATTGTGCCACCAGCGCCTGACTTGTTCACGGTTGTTACAGACACCGACAAAGAGTCCATCGCCCCAATGAGGCGTTTTAGTTGGGCATTGCCTACATCAGAAATTGAAGGTTCAGTAGGCCCTGATCCCGGCACTTGTGCAGCAAATTGTTTATGTCAATGGCCTTTGGGTAAAGTCACCGACATTACGCAATTCCTTGTTCGCTATAAAGCTGGGTTCAATAACACTTGGGCGCAGGGCGTCTCTTTGTTTGCTGATGGTGTGCCTGGCGATCAGCGATATTTTGAAACCGAACTGTTCGATGGCGGCACTTGGACGGTAATGATCCGTTCAGTTGATCGCACTGGCTGGGTGAGCGATGATCAAGCGGCAATCATTGTCAATCTGGGTGATGCTATTCCGACAAATGTTGTCGAAACATTTATCGCCCAAGACGATGGTTGGCCGGGCCAAAAGACTAATTGCGCTGTTAATGCAGATGGCTTTTTAGAGCAAACCGACCCGACACAAGATGCAGAGTATTTGTATCCGTTTGAAGTGACGGCGGCTGATGCAGGGCTCTTGATTACAACGGTGGCGACCAACACTGACCCATTAAAAAATGGAGAGGGCGGCACTGTTGATCAAGGGGGAACTTATCAATGGTTCCTGCGTGAAATTGGCTCAGATTTAGATGATGCCATGTATCCAAACCCGCAAGGCGATCCAATGTATCCGCCGCCGCAAACGGATTACATGTATCTGAACACCAACCAAACGATCGGCGTTTCGTTTCACCCTTACGTGCCGTTTGAAAAATTACCTGCTGGCAACTATGAACTCGGTTGTCGTATCAAGTCCATTGACGGTGCTGCGGCAACGATTTTGCAGGTGACTCGTGTGGATTTGGACTATCCAGACGTGACGCAAACAATGGAAGATGTAGAAGTTGATGATTCAGGCAATGACTTCATCGCCTTTCCTAAAAACTTTCCCCATGCCTGCAAGGCGGTCAGTTGCACCCTTCAAGATCCTGATGGGGCTGTAACAGTTCCTGCAACGGCTTACATCCGAGGCAAAGATGTAAGTGGCTTTAACATTAGGCTTATTGATGCCGACGGCACTGTTGTCGCTGGCCTAATCGATGTAACCGCTGTGGGGTACTGATGACATTCACGCCGCTGCCTCAGTCATCTGGTTCCGGTGATCTTGACAACATCGCCGTGACTCGCGGCGAGTTCAGGGAGGAAATCGGGTTGCTGCTTGAGTTTTTGGCTCAGGCCTTGGGCGACGTCACTGGTAATTACACCACCCAAGCCGTTGAACCTAATTCAGTTGTTCTTCAAGGGACACCCGAAATTGAAGTAGGTGCAACCCCTGTTGCGGCTTCACAGGACAATCGCATCCCTAGCACTAGGTGGGTGAAAGAGAATGGGCGATATGTAGGTGATACAGCCCCGGCTTATGTAGCCCCTAACACCGTGCCTGACGGCATGTTGTGGATTGACAATTCCTCTAGTCCTTATTCGGTCAGCGTTTACAACGCAACCGATTCTCAATGGGATTTGGTCAGTGGTGTCCCTTCAGGGACGAGAATGCTGTTTCAGCAAGAGTCGGCACCTCCAGGCTGGACAAAGGTGACATCTGGCGTGGACAACATGGCCCTCAGAGTCGTTACCGGATCACCCACCATTGTCTCCAGTTCTCAAGCGTTTTCGTCAGTTTTTACATCTAAAGGAACGAGTGGATCAGTTGCTAGCACGACGCTAACTGTCAGCCAAATGCCAATCCATAGTCATGGCATCTCTGATGGCGGCCATGGTCATGGGGTAAGCGATCCAGGTCACTCTCATGGGTATTTGCGCCCTGGCTTTAGGAGGAGTCTCAACGATCCTCAGGCGACAAATGTTTGCGAATTTGAGTATTCATCTTCTACTTCCTCGTCTGGGACAGGCATCAGCATTAACGGCAGTGGCGCCAATGTGAGCGTGCAGAACAATGGCGGCAGCTCAGGCCACTCGCATGGTTTTAGTGGTGGTTCCATTAACCTGGCGATTAACTATGTGGATGTAATCATTGCTCAGAAAGACTGATGCAGCTTAAGAAAGGCGATTTTTGCCCTTTGATTCAAGGGGAATGCAAGCAGCTTGAATGTATGTGGTTTACTCAAGTGCGGGGCAAAGATCCCAATACTGGCCAAGATATTGATGAATACAGTTGTGCGGTGTCATGGCTGCCGACTCTATTGATTGAAAACGCCCAGCAGAATCGTCAAACGGGCGCGGCAGTGGAGTCACTAAGAAATGAAGTCACACAGAATGGCGGTTCACTGATTCAAATGCTGGCAAGTGCGGCACAACAGTCGATGGAAAGGAGGCTATCAGAGCATCGTTAGACTGAGGCGATTGATGGCTGTTGGCGCATGACGCTGAACATTAAAAATAAAAGGTCTGGGGTTTTGGACTCGACCCCAACAGCCGTTCAGTTGCAGGAAGGTGAGATTGGCGTTAATTACAACAGCTCATCCATCGCGCTTTATATCAAAGACAGCATTGGCGATATTCGCCAGATAGCTGGCCCTGGTTCAGAAGGTTCTTTTTGGTCCCTTTCTGGCTCGACGCTTTCACCACTTTCCGACACCTACAACGTCCAGATAGGTGCTGCGGCCACTGGCATTACATTGAACGCCAATGGCGAAGCGACTTTCGCCAGTGATGTGACCATTTCAGCCGATCTCACTATTGGCGCCGATGCCGTTGTTTTGGGTGCTGATGGCAATGTTGCATTAACGGGCAAGGCAACTTCTGATTCAACTGTTGCGGGCGACCCTGGCACAACCCTGACAACTAAGGATTACGTTGACTCGTTAGACGGCAGCACTGACCTTGGAATTGATAATCGGACAGCGACCACGCTAGATGTCACCAGCTCGACTGGTACTAATGCGACTGTTCCACAGGCGTCATCAACCCAAGCCGGTCTAATGACCGACGCGCAGTTCAACAAATTGGACGGCATTGCCCCTGGCGCTCAGGTCAATGTGCAATCGGACTGGACCGAGACCGATACAACCGCCGATTCATATATTGAAAACAAGCCGGTCATCCCCACTGATTTTGGGGTCACACAAATCACGGCTGGCACCAACATCACGATTAGTCCTGAGACCGGTGTCGGCAATGTGACCATTAACGCCACTGGCGGCACCGGTGGAGCGAGTATTGAGGTGAGTGATGATCCTCCTAACTCGCCTTCTACGGGCGACCTTTGGTGGGATTCTTCTGAAGGCGGTGATAGCAATGGCGGCAGGCTCTACCTGTACTACAGCGAAGAGTGGGTGCAGACCAGCAACGTCGGTGCCAGCAATGGTGGCGGTGGGGACGACTTTTGGTCTCGGACTGTTGTTGAAGGTCAAGGGACTCTTATCCCGGCAAATAATCTCGACAACATGGAAGTTGGCGGGGATGGCTTGTGCGTTATTGGCCGCAGGGTAGGAATCGCCAGACACCCTGCGACTGAGGACACTGATCCTCAGCTCCAGGTCGGAGGAGACGCTGAAATTGGGGGCAGCCTTGTTGTAGATGTCGGTAACTTTGAAGGTGCTTTAGCGAGTTTTTCAGTCGGCACCAACGCAGATGGCGAAGGAGCGGAAGACGGTGGGCATTTAGGAATTTGGTATGTAACTCCGACTGACAATGATCCAGGTGGGGCCAGTGTTTTTACATCTACCGGCCCTGTTCGTATTTGCACTGACGGTGCATTGCAAGAGCTGGAATCAAGCATCACGCTTGGCGGTGGCTTAGACCCCACTCAAAACAACTGGCTTGTTTTGGATTCTGATGGAAATGCAACTTTCTCGGGGAACATCACTGCGTCTGGCGGCACCATCACTGGGGATCAAGGATCTTTCGCTGGTGCGGTTGCGCTCGGAACAGGCTTAGGACCTAGCTCCGGCGCTGCCTTGACAGTTGCTAATGGCGTAATCTCATTGTTCCCTGACGGCCGCATATCGCAAAGCAAAAATTCTGCCTCTAATTTCATAACTTGCACAGATGGTTCTAGTCCTAAATTTCAAGTTTCAGGAGGCGGTACGGTAACGGCAGCGGGAAATGTTATTGCCCCCAACATCAACACTTTTAATGTCCAGCTTCAGCTAGAGCCTGACAACTTCACCAGCACGACAAACGCTGAAGGGGAAACCGAGTCTGTCTATAACGGTCCAACGCTTGATGTCAAAGAAACGCTTTTACAACTAATGTCTGCAATGGCTGCTATCAATCAAGCGGCTGATTCTGCAACGACACTGGCTAACCTTAAGGCGGCCATTAAAACTGCAACCGCTGATTTCCAGGAGGCAAACTGATGGCTATTGATTTTCCTACCGGCGTTCCTGCTGGAACCGAGTTCACATCTGCCGGTGTTACCTGGGAGTGGGACGGGCAGAAATGGGTTAGCCAAGCCACTGGCGGTGGTGGCAGTGGAATGCCGACAGGTGGTGGAACGCCACCTGAGGACGCATTTTACGAAAACACGATGGTCATCGATGAAGACTATCAAATAGCCGATGGGAAAAATGCAGGCACATTCGGCCCTATTACTGTCAATTCAACTATCACCGTTCCAAACGGTCAGACCTGGACTGTTGTCGGCGGCGACGGAGACAGTGGTCTCTGGACCCGCAGCGGAACAACAATAAGTCCTGCGAATGCTGGGGATTCCGTTAAAAGTGCTGGACCTTTTTGGTACGATTCAACTTTTCCGAAAGCATTTAACAACACTGCATTTCAAGCAAGCGGCAGTGACGGTATCGGTGCAATTGTCACGTCAATTGGCACGACGCTGATTGGCGGCGATTTAGATGAGCCCTTCGGTGAGATGTCTCCAAACATCACGCTGGCTGCTGACGGCACCATTAATGTGGGTGGGTATTTTTGGTCGCAGAACGCTGATTCTACTCAAGGAGGTTGTTACCTCTACAACTATGATGGCAATGCTTCTAGGAATGGAATTGCTTTTCAAGTATCTCCAACAACTAGTTCAACTAACAAGACAGTCGATATTAACTATGACGGATCGGCTACATTCGCTGGCCCGATCACACCATCTAACGTCACCTTTAACCTAGAACCCGACAATCCCCAGAACTGGGTCAGCACTACCAACGCAGAAGGTGAAACCGAGTCTGTCTATAACGGTCCGACTCTCGATGTGAAAGCTTTGCTCCTTGAATTTCAATCCAAGATCGAAACCTTGGAGGCAGCGAAAGCAGCCCTTGAGGCTCGTATTACTACACTTGAGGGAGGCTCCAACTAATGGGACAAATCAATATCGGCGG